TCTTTGCCTTCTATTTGCAATTCGTGAACATTGCTGCCGTGTCTTATTACTTTCATAAATACTTATTAACTACCTTACCACCTACATACATTAAAAAGCCTAAAATACAAACACCTATAAGCAACAAATAATAGTTTGGCTTTCTATTCGTTTTTGCGTCAGCTTTAGCTTTTTGCACCTCAACGCGTGTTATCATTTTTATAGTGTCACGTTTTAGCTTGTATTCTATTCGTGTTTCTAACCTGGTTTTAGGTATTTCAACGTTTTTATAAAATACCACAGTATCTTTTGAAGTGTAGAAGTGTTCATATACTATTGTATCGTGTTTTATTACAGGCACACTATCAATAGTTGTAATTCTTATCGTGTCGCTTGTTTTAACGACTTCTAAGCCTTTTTTAAGTGCCTTACGGTAGTGATACTTAGCCGAACAAGAAAAAAGCGTTAAAATCAAAAATAAACTACAAATTCGCATACTCTACCTTTACATTGAAACTTGGACAGGCTTTATTTGCAAATTCGTTGTGTCCGTGAATAGTCATATCCTTGTTGTACTTGTATATTAATTCGTGCATCAAATAAATTAGTGCGTCTTTTTGTTGTGGTGTTCTCGTGTCTTTTGGTTTCTTCATATCCTTAGTCATACCACCGACGTAACAAATACCAATAGAATTTCTGTTTTGACCAGAACAATGTGCGCCTTGTTTTTCAATCGGTCTACCTTTTTCTATTCTGCCGTCAAGGTGTATCACATAATGATAACCAATATCTGAAAAGCCACGTCTTAAGTGCCACCTTCTTATATCTTCTACATTGTGGCTTCTACCTTCTGGTGTAGCTGAACAATGTAATATTATTTTATTTATTTTTCTCATTTATATTCTTAAAGTCTTGCGTAACTTCTTTAGCACGACTAAATAAGTTCTTAAGTGATGCCCACAAGTCAATACCTTTAACAGCTTTGTAGTTTTCGTTTATAGAAATTACCTCTATAGAAACAAGTGTTAAAGCCAAAACTTTTGTAGTAAGCATTTCAATACTAAAGAAAGATTGTACTATGTCATTGACTAAAAAGTAGTCAATCAAATAGAACAATATTACCGTAGCTTCATACAATAAGATTTTAGACATAACAGAAGACAACCTTCTACTTGTAATAGGTTGTTTAAGTTTCTTGGCTTTCCAAATACCTGTAATCGTATCAAATATTACAGATAATGCGATTAGGATTAAGATACCTACAATAGGTAAAAAAAACGAACAAATAACAGCCATTAGTTTACTTGAATAAGTTTGTAATTTCGTAATTAAAAGTAAGACTTGTGTTTTCATATTATAGTTGTTCAGCTAATAGCCAAGTATAGTAAATTGTACATAAAGCACCACAGGCTTTTAAGTGTATTTCTGTAGTTGTAAACAATAAAGTAAAAGCAAAGAAATAACCAGCTACAAAGTAGAGTATTGCTAATATATTTTGGTGCTTTCTAATATCCATCATTCAACAGGTTCTGGCTCTGACCATTCAGCAGTAGCCATTAAAGTTAAAGCTTGTTCGTGTGTTAAAGTTTGTGTAGGTATTACACTACCGTCACTTATAAAAGTTGGCGTAGTATTCCACTTAATTACAAACTCAAGACCAGCTAAATTATAGCGTAAAGTGTCTGCGCTTGTTTCTCCTATTTGTGTAAAGTCAATTTTACTTAAATCGGTTACACTTATTATTGCGTATGTACTAAAGGTTTTTAACATATCTTTTTAATTTATTTCGTTTTTATGTAGGTACATCAGTTGAGAATGTACTAAAGTTTGTCATTGTTCCGTCATTACCACCGCTTCCGTTATCGGTTAATGTAGGTGCAGTATCTCCGTCGCCACATCGCCACCAAGATAAAGGCGAAAGGCTTGTAAGGTCTGCGGGTACACCACTATTGTAAATTGTAGATGCGTTTGAACTTTGGTCACTATTCCATACTGCGACCTCATCTATTTTGCCATTAAACCAAAGTATATTTTGTGGTGCATTTGCTTCACGCCTACCAATAGCAAAATAACTTGTTCCGTTTAAAATTGTACCGCCTCCACCAACATTAGTGCCTTCAAGTGTTCCGTCTACATATATTTTTAAATCTGTTCCGTCATTTACTCCCATAACGTGATGCCAATTGCCGTCATTTACTAAAGTTGTACTACCTATTAAATTAACACCACCACTTGTAATTATCACAAATCTTGCTTCTCCTGTTGATGCGTGTTGTATTTGATAAGACCTTGTTCCCGTACTTACTCCGTCTTTACCTACAATCATACCATTTGTACTTGTGTTAGTTGTTTTAATCCAAGCTGAAATGGTTAAATCGCCTGTTATTTGTAAGCTTGTAGGATTGCCACAATCTACATAGTCATCCACTCCGTCAAGTTCTATGCTTTTAGTATTACTAAAACTACTTGTTGCCGTTCCTGTTAAGTTAGTTTCTGGACTCCAACTTGAATAGTGTATTTTTCCCCAATCTATTGTGTTACTCATTTTATTCGTTTTTATGTAGGTACATCACTTGACCTTGTTACTCCATTTAATAGTGTTGCATCATTAGTATTGCTACCAATATCGGATACAGTTGTTCCTGTACCTTCAAATCTATAATAAGTTGTTGGCGCAGTCAATCCATTATTATTTAAATCGTTTGGCAATCCAGAATTATACAAAGTAGATACATCATTTCTTAAATCCGTACCGCTATATATTGCAACCTCATCAATCTTGCCACCATAAAAAATTATTGGACCGCCTAATGTTAATTTGCCATTACTTGTTACAAAACTTGTTAAGTTTAGATTGTTACCACTTGTTACATCTGCACCATTGACAAAAATTGCACCTCTATTTGAAAATGCTAAACTTAAATCAATACAAATAGTAATATGTTGCCATACGTTTGCAGTTAAAACACCTGTATTGGTAGTTACATATAAACCACTACTTTGCATCTGCATTCTTAATTGACCTGTATTATATACAACTATTGTATATGCTCTATCACTTGCACTTGATACATATAGAGCAAAGTCTGTACTATCTAAATTAGGTTTTATCCACATAGAAAAAGTAGCCTTTGTTTGTCCGTCTAATTCAGAATAAATTGCATTTGTTTGCATATTATCGTCTACTCCGTCATATTCTGTACTCTGTAAATTACTAAAAGACGAACCTATTTTAGCACCTTGTCCCCAAGAATTTGTGTTATTAACTGCACCTTGTCCGTATCCTATTGTATTTGCCATTTTTAATAAACTTTATGTAGAACAAAATTATGTGAAAGTATTTCGTCTTGTGTTTTAGCTTGATTCCATTCCGCAGTAATATCTAAAGTATTGTCTACCGTAGTGTCAAAAGTTACCGTATCTTGAAAAACAAAGCCTTCTAAACTACCATTGTTTCTGTTATACTCAAAATTACCATTCGTAACTATTTGTCCACCTGTACCTGTCGCACGTATTGTAAAATCAAGTTCACACTCCCATGCCATAGATGTCGCTACTTCTAATTCAATTAATCCTGTAGATGCTAAAAGTGTACTATTGTTTTTAATTCTTATAGTAATGTCATCATTATTCTGTGCAGATATTATACCGCCTATTTTTGCGTGATATGAATCACCAACTACAAACGTATTAGCTGGTACGGTTAAGCTACCTACACCTGTACCTACTATTGATGTTTCTGTTGTGGTGTTTGTGACGGTTGCACTATCTGCCGTTTGTGCAAATAACCCACTTGTAGGTATGCCGAAGCTAATATTACCACTACCGTCGGTTTTTAAGAAAGTATTTGCCGTACCGTCTGCCGTTGGCATAGTATATTCGTTATTAAAAGTAACACTATTTCCTGTAGAATTTAATTGTAGTATGTTATTTGTGCCGTTAGTAAACAACAAAAAAGCACCACTTAAGTCTACTGTTCTGTCACCTCTTAATGTACCGTCTACAAAGTATATAGTGTCTGCACTTACTGCCGTTATTTCTGCACCTGTTATATACTTTGAAGTAAAGCCACCAGCACCGTCACTTTCTGCGATTACAAACCTATCCGTGTTTGCGATGTTAGCACCTTTTGCCGTTAAGTCGCTTATCTTTATTTCTGCCATTTTCTATCTTTTGAATATACTTCTCTAACTTTCTTATGTTCTCTGCTTTTATTTTATATTTCTTCATAATACCCAACCTGTTACGTCTGTATCTTGATTCGGAAAAACGTCTGGCGATTGATTAGAATAGTATTCTGGAAAGAGATTACTATTGTTCACCACATAATCCACAAATCGCTCTTTATAATTCATAGCTAATTGCCTTTGTTTCTCCATTAAAAAATCTACCTCTTCTTTGCTTACCGTTTCGCTATTCTCTGCTCCGTGTTTATATACGCCTTTATTAGCTATTGTATATGCTGCGTGTGGATAATATTCGACCATTGCAAAATGAATCAAACAAGGCTTAATATAATCCGTTAAAAGCGTTAAATATGGGTCTGCTAATGTATCTGCTACTATGTCTGCTTGTATCTTCTCTAATAGCCTTGTTCCTGTCATCTGCTGAATATGTATATCCTGTGCAATAGCAACATATTGAATAAATTTATCTGTATCTACTCCACCATTTACCGAAGTAAATCTAACTACATCCTCACGTCTTATTAATAATGCTTTAGCCATATCTTATCCTTTATAGTTTGGGTGATGTCCATTGTTAGGCATATCTCTTGGTGCTATTGCTGCCTTGCCTCTACCAGCTGGTGTCGGTTTGTAGCTTTTAGGAATGCTTGTCACTTCCTCTGAACTACTTAAAGCCTTATCTTCATAGTAAGTTCCGTCCTTCTTTTTCTTTAGTCGGTACAGTTGTTCACTCCAATAATGCCCACAATTTACACCGCCCTTGTATTTAAACAGGTCATAGGCTTGTCCTTGATGTCCAAATTCACTATTGATACCAGCTCTTGATGCTTTGTCAATATCCTCAAGTCTATATACTACTCCGCTATTTGTTCTCTGCATCATTTTAGTACAAAAATCTCTACTATTCTTTGAACTATATTTTTGTGCATATCTATAGCGTACCTTGTAGATAGATTTATCCAAATAGCTTTGTCTACTTGAAAAGCTTTTAATGACATCTGCAAACTTTTGTAAGGTGCTTTTATTCTTTGATTCTGCTTGTTCTATCCAAGTGTCTAAATCCGTGTTTTCGTCGTCATATTCTCGCTCATCTATCAACTCCCAAGCATCGCTCATTTCTTCGCCTTCCAGATTGTCAAGTATATGATTTCCTTCTGCGTCAGAAAAATCCTTTTTTAACTCTACACCTGTTTCTTCCTCTTTCTGTTCTTCATCTTCTACACCTTCTAAATCAGTAAACTCTAAAGGCTTTAATGTCTTAAAGTAGATGTTTAGGCTTACTTCATTAAATGCAAGTATTTCGTCAAAGGCATCTGTGAGCATTTCTCTGTATGGCTTGATTACCATATTTTCAAAAAGAATAAATGAATCTCTCAACTCATCGGCATTACTTGAAAAGCCATTTTGAGATGCGATTCCAAATAATAAAGGTGACGTAATTTGATGACCGAGCATTATCTTTCTCAAACAAGTTTCTGTGAGCGTATTATATAGGTCTGGAGCATCATTTACAGGCATAGAATCAACCGTAGTCTTGGATTCAGCATTGTTATTGAAACTAATTATGACCTTCTCGCCTTGTGTTCCTGTTAGTTGATTTAAAACTTTTGCTTTTATTAGTTGTTGTTGCTCCTCACTTGGCGAACCATTGTTGAAATTGATTACTGCTCGTGAGCTAAAACCATTGTTTACCTCGTTAATTAGATATTCGCTAATTGACTCCTCTAAAGTGCAATAAGGAGTAGCACCTACATAGTCTGGCAAAGCGTAATATTTTAAACCTACAGAATATGGTCTAATCATATACACCTCTAAATCGTCATTTGAGCAACCAAAAGCGCTTATTCTTTTAGGTGGATATTTCTTAATATCCGACCAGTCGTCAGAATAATAGTATGCTTCTATTTTGCCTTCCTCGTTACATTTCTCGCTTCTTAAAAGTTGAACAGGTAAGTGATGCACTTGCGCTATTTTCTTTCTATCCTTCGTGTAAATCACTTGCATAGCGCATTGACCGAGCATCTTTAAATCCATACACAAGTGCCTAACACATTGCTTACTGAATAAAGACATCATTTGAGCGTATTCTGACGGCTTTTTAGATGCGTTGGTAGCACTTAACCCCTTTCCGTAAATTAAACGGCTTACGTTGTTTATAATTGCGTTATTCGTGGTGCTATTAGTATAACAATCTATCAAGAAAGAATAGTAGTCATTTTCTGCGCCAAATTCTACCCAATCTTCTCTCTTGGCTTCTTTTATTACTGGTGGCTCATAAGCTGCCAGTTCTAATATGTGAATGTCTTTACTCATAAATTATAAATTCATTGTTTGATGCCTTACTTACAAACTGTCCGTTGTTTATAGAATAGGTTGCTACAGGTTGGTTAGTGCAGAATATTCTATCCTTGTGTACTATGTCAGTTCCGTTTTTTATTAGTAAGTCATAAAAGTGATTTTCTTTAATATCAAAGATAGCAGTAATTGTATCGTAATAATCTCCATTCGTGTTTGCGTCAATTGTTACTTGCACCTCTGTATTCGTTTGGTCATCAGTTATAAACATACCGTCATAAGTTTGGCTTCTTGGTATAAAACTAAACGTCTGACTTGTTGCTATCTCTTGTAATATAATCATCCTTACTATAATAACTAAAATAGTGTTTTTTTGTTTCTCTTTTGAAATTCAAAGCAATAAAAAAGGCACCCCGAAAAGTGCCTCTTGTTATGAAAGGAATATAAGAAAGAATCTTAAGAAGTTACGATATTAGCATCGTCAGTTCCATTATTGAATACCGCCTCAAGAGTTGCCTCTGATGAGCAGTCAATGAATAATGGTGGTAATTCTTCTTCAGCAGTAAAGGTCAATTGATACCCGTTGAAGTCCCCAAGAGCCGCTCCACTCCCAATAGTACCAGCACTTACATCGCATCCTTGAGCAAATCCAAGTAAGAAAAATTGGTCGGTCATACTTCTGGCAATGATTCTTGGTCTGCCATAAGAAAGTAGCTTCACTTGCTTGTGAGTAACTACGTCTTGGCGCTTTAAATTAACAACCAACTCCTGAGAAAAAAATGTAGTACCATTATCTCTCGAAGCATTGATAGTCGTATTTAGCGCATTTGCCGTAGATTTTAATTCGTATTTGTAAATATTCAAAGCAGTTGCAGTATCTACAGGTGTCCAAGTATCTAATTGGTCTTCTTGGTCTGTTGTAGTATCAAAAACTGCTGAATCTTCGTTTAAATCGTCAAAGTTGATTATGTAGATTGCCTTTAATCCGCTTACCGAATCCTTGCATTCTTCAACTCGTCCGTGACTTATTTCGCAAGACATATTTTAAAGTTTTTAATGTTTATGAATAGAGAGGGTTTTTACGCCCTCTCATTAATTAATCTTCTTAGTTTGCAGAGTTTGTGATTCCGTAAGTAACGATGTCGTCTACGATTGCGTACTGCGCTCCAGCAGCCATACGCATTATTACTCTACAATTGTTTGAGCCGTCTAAGTCGCTCATATCCAACAATTTAACTTCTTGTAAATCTGAATTTAGAGAGCATCCAAAGAACAAGTTAGACTTCTGCGCTGCGATAGCCGTGTTGTCAGCTAATCCATTTGCTACAAATAATTTAACTCCGTCAAAAGCTAAATCTTGACCCATACCATACCAAAGTGTTCCTCTGTTGTCAACACCATTAGCACCAGCGTTGTTAGCGATAGAACCGAAACCACCGAGAGCACGAACGTATGCTCTTGCGATATTCTGGCTGACATAGATGAATAAATCCTCACGCCCATAAACAGTTGAAGGAATAGCGTCTACAATAGAACCTAACTCGTCGATTACGTTTGCAGCAGTAACGGTAGTACCAGCGATTTCTTGTGCTGCTGGTAAACCAGCGTCTACAGATACTTGAGTAACGATTCCGTCATACTCTCCACTTGTTGATGAATCTCCTCTCCAGAAGTTTACTTCGTTTCTTGCAGCTACTTTCTCTGCTACATATCCGATTAGGTAATCTTCAAAAGATTTAGGTAATACGTCAAAAGATGAATAACCTTGTTCGATTCCTTGCCACGTATTGTGGAAGTCAAGCTTACAAAGTTCAAGGTTTACTTGTAGGTCTTTAACCTCAAGAACTCTCTCTGTCAATGTAATAGCGTCATCTGTTCTTGTGAAGTCGCACGATGCGTCAGAAAGAACGTCAGTCATTGCCATTTTTTGCATTACTTGTTTAAACTTGATATTTGGTAGAATTTCTACTCCACCTTTCTCAATAGTTGGTGCGCTCAAAAGAGCCGCAGCGACATACTTACCAGCAAACTCACCAGCATAGGTAGTCGTAATTGATGTGATTGAACCACTTGTTGCCATAATAATATATTTTATTTATTTAATTTTTCAAATATTGAATCCATTGTAGACCTTCTTCTTTTAGAGCTAAACTTAAATACCTCTTTTTCTTCTACGTTTTCTGGATTGTGTGTAATTGGTTTAGTTGCTGCCTCTACTGATTCCGTTTTTTCTTCAGATAATTCAACAACTTCCTCTTTATTTTCTACTTCGTTAGTAGTTTTTTCAGTTTTGTTTTTAGACAAGAATTCGATTTCTGCTTTTAAATCTTCGTTTTCTTTTTTCAAAGCTTCGATTTCAGTAAAGAATGTTTCTTTTACGATTGATTCAACCGTCTTTTTAACAGGCTTTTTCTCCTCTGCCATTTCTTCCTCTTTTTCTTCGTAACCAGCTTGTTCTTTTTCTTCCTCTTCTGCCTCTTCCGCTTCTGCCTCTTCCTCTTCTGCCTCTTCCGCTTCTTTTACCTCTGCAATAATACCTTCCTCTGAAACGACAATAACCATTCCGTCCTCAAGTTTATATTCGCCTACAGGTAAAGCAATTTTTTGCTCGTCCTCTGTTACAATAAAAATCTCTGCTTCTGCTTCAAAAGCATCCGCCTCAACAACAGTCACTCCGTCGTCAAGTTTACGCTGCTCTAATTCGATTTGCATACCAAGTAATTCTCTTACTTTATTCAAAACTGTATTCGTGTTCATTTTAATTTAATTTTAGTTACTTACTATAATAACTAATTTATTAAGCAAGTGTTTCCTTTTTGCTTTGTATTGCTTATGGATTCTGTGTTTGGCAGTCTGTACAATCAGAGTATAAAGTAGCTGAATTGACGTGTAAGCCACTACTATCAATGGTGCTTAACACCGTGTAGCATCCGTCATAGTTTGAATTGTGAAACCTTAAGTAATATACTCCACTAATGCTTAACGTCCCTTCGTGTATATGTATGTTTCTTTGTACTGAACTGCTACAATGTTGTACTTTGTATTTACTTGCTCCTTCCTCTACCTGTTCGCCTGTTACGTTGCCTATTCCTTGCGCCCATAGACCACCGTCACAACAATCTCTTGAGTAAGTTCCGTCTTTACATAGACAGGCACGTTTACCACCTAATCTTCCTGTTCTACTTTTTCTCAATTTCTTTTAGTTTAGATTCTGCCCAACGCTTTGCAGCTTTACCACCCCAAAGCAAATAACTAATATATCCGCAGTCTTGTTGGTCGCCTTTTTCATAATACACTTCTGCACGGCTCAAATAAGAGTACATTCTCTTTATGGTTTCTACTGTAACGGGTTCATTATTTGCCAACTGCTGCGCTCTTATTTTTCCTGTTCTCGTGGCGCATTTATTATTGACCTTCTTATTTAGTTCTATGCCTCGTTTAGCATTGTTGCTTACTGCTTGTGGATAGTCTGCATAAGATTCTGCTTTAATGTCTAAAAGGTCTTTTAAAGCTTCTATAATTTCTTCCTTCTCGTCATTGCGTTTTCCCATTTCATAACGGTCTGCAAAATAGCCTTCTATAGAGAATCCTTTTACCTCTCCAGATTTTGCACGAGCGTATAACTCTTCGTCATCAATTTTAGCACTAACCATCCAAGTACCTACAGGAACGTCCATACCATATAAAGCCGTCTTATCTTTTTCCGTGTTTTCGACAATCCAACTCTCTACAATAGTCACTCCGTTAATCTTGTCTTTATGCTCAAAGGTTGCGTTTTTGTGGTTAGACTTTTTAAAGAATAATTCACTTGCTTTTCTGACTGTATCTTTAGAAAAGTATATATAGTATTCTTCGTTCTTTTCGTTACGTCTATAAATGGACTTGTCTGGTATTAAAGCTGCACCCATAAGAATACGCTTTTCAGAGTCAATCTCTTTGAGTTGTAATTCGTGTTTATTTAGGGCTACAAAGTTACTTTCTATCGCTGGTTGCTCTACAAGACTGATAGCCTCTATTCCGCTTGTTTCGTCTGATTCGTCTATAATTAATTCGATTATCTTCATACTATAATAACTTAATTTAGGTTAAAGTGTTGCGTTTGTTACTCGGTTTCTATCAAGCGCCTGTGCTGAAGTAACCTCTCCACTTACCACGAAAGCTTGAGTAGGTTGCTGCTGAAGTTGTGCTAATTGGTTTATACCAGCGTCACCAACTACGTTAAAACTTGGTGCAACTGTTTCGCCACCTGTTAAGTCTGGTGCGCTTGCTTGTGCGCCGTTACCAGCCGCACCGCCACCTTCAAACTTTTGTGAAGCTATTTTAGCGACATTTGCCAAACCGCCTGCTACTGCAAGACCAGCTGCAATAAAAGGTTGCGCTGGAAATAATACTGATTTAGGATTGGCAGCAGCACTTGCAAAAATCGCGTTAGCTCCTTGATAAGTAGATATTAATGCCTGTGCTATATTTACTGCCTTCTGAACTTGAAAAGCACGTCTTGCTTGTTTTTCGCCTTTCTTACCAAACAATTCTGTTATGTCGCTTATAGTTTGCAAACCACTTAAAGTCGAATTAATTGCAAAGTCTTGTAATTTTTGTCTTCTTGCTTTTTCGTCATCAAATGCCTTCTTTTGCACTTGACCTAACATACTGTATTTGTTTATTTCTACTTTTACTTCTTCGTCTGCTATTGCTTCTAAAACAGGTAGTTTGTTTTCAGTAAAAAAGTCTATTTCTTCTTGTAGTTCTTGGTTTCTAAAAGTTTTGCGTATTTCGTCTTCTGCTTCAAACTGTTGAACTAAAAGTAAATCTCTAATTTTATTTTTTTCGTCTGCCGTAAACTTTTCGTTTGCTAACGCGTCTTCTATTAATCTGTCAAACTTTTTATTACTTATAGCAACTTCTTTTTCTACGCCTTCTTCAAGTAATTCGTTTTCTAAGTCTTCGATTTTGCGTCTTGCGTTGAGTCTATTTTGTAGATAATTTTTATAATCATCTTGCTTCCTTTTATTGCTTTCCTTTTCTTTCTTTTCTTCATCTCTGCGCTGATTTTCTAAGTATTCTCTTTGCTTAGTATCTATCTCAACAATAGACTGAAAATCATCTTCTCTTAATTGCTTTTTTAATTTATTTACGTATCTCTCTTGGTCACGGTAATATTTATAATATTTCTCTAAGTTTTGTCTATTGATAAATATAGAATTATTCTCCTCATTGTACTGCTTTATAAGATTGTTTAATCTTATTGTGGCATTAGCTATTGCAGTCTTATGATTTTCTCTAATTGCGTTGCGTTCATCTTCAAAGCCTTTAAGTGTTTCATCAGTTATTTGTTTTTGTATTTTTGCTCTTTCTTCATCAGTTTCGGCAGCTTGTAAATCAAGCTCTAAATTCTTTAATCTGTCTTCTCTATATCTTGCTTCTAATTTTATTTGTTCTAATCTTTTAGCAATTTGTTTTTTTGTTACTTCTAATTGCTGATTCTGTAAGTCTAATTGTCTTTCAATTTGCTTTTCTTGTTTAGTGTTTAAGATGTTTAATTTCTCTAATCCAGCCTTCACTAAATCAATAGCTGCTATTAATGGCAATAATGGGAGCATAGCCAACTTGGCTACTACGCCCATCTTTTTAAATCCATCTATGCCTCCACCTAAAGCACCTTTTAACTTATCAAAATTAGCAACAAGCAATCCAACGCCAACCACTATTGCACCAATACCTGTAGATATTAATGCTAATCTAAACACTTTTAAAGCTCCTGTTGCCGTTCCTGTAACTGCCGCATAAGCTGCCGTAGCCGCCGTTAGTGCTTTTGTTCTTGCACCTTTTAAAGTAAGCATTAAAGCAGATTCTTTTTCTAATGCAGTAGCTACTTGATTAATGCTATTCATTAGCGTTTGCGCCGCTTGTAATTTTACAAGTGTTTTTCTTAGCTCTTCACTTTCTACACCTGTAAGAGCCATAGCAGATTGTATTCCACCGTAAATAGCGACACCCGTAGAGATTCCCTGTATCGCACCTTCTAAGTTTCTTTGGTCATCTGCTAATCGTTTAGTTTCGTTTTGAATATCTATATACCTATCTCTTAACTGAGCAGCTTCTTCTAATGCTTTTCTTCCAACAGGTGTTTCACGACCAGCACTTAATGCAATGGATTGATAAGCTTGTATCTGCTTATTCATATCACGGACATTCAAAGGAGTTTCTTTGACTATTCTATTTATGTCCTCAAGTTGTTGGTCGAATGGCTTACCACTTTTTAAGACGGCATCGTATTGCTTCTTTGTGTTACCAAGTTCTTTATTATAGCTTTTAAAACTTTGCTCTGCCTTATCGGCATTGTCTTTTATGTTAATATTAATAGTCTTATTTTCAGCCATTGTCCTGTGCTTTTAGTTTTTTTAACATTTGTTCACGTTTCTTTTGCTTATATATCGCTTTCAATCCTGTTTCATAACTATAAAGACCTTTTGCTATCTGCACGTTTTCTGATGCTTCGTAGAATTCGTCTATTTGTAGTAAGTCTATTATGTGCTTTATCATTACGGTTGTTGTGTTATAAATATTTGACTTGTTGTTTGTGTACCGTTTGAATAAGTATAGGTAACGTCTAAAGTATAAATTTGTGTTTCACCGCCTTCTGTTCTTATTCTGTTCGTGTTTTCGGTGTTTATGTAGTCAAGGTCGTCTTCAGTTTTTAGTACCGTTGTTGTGTTAGGATTTTTTGGTACACATACTTCTACATAACCGTCACTTGTTAAACTACTTGGCGTTATTGTTACACCTGTGTCACTACTACTAATTCGTGCTTCTGTTGCACCTATTGGCAACAATATTCTAACATCAATACATTGTGCATCTTTGTCTATTGGTATAAGTTCTGGTTGGTTTGTACCACTATCAGATATCACGGCTCTAAAGTCATTTATTAAAGTGAAGTCTACTTCACCTGTATTTAGATTTGACTTTATGCTTTCTATAATGTATCTTTTGTCGCGTATTATTACACGATCATTTAAACGTAGGTTTGTAAGTAGGCTAACAGGTAAATTCGTCTTTACGGTCAATCTACGATTCTTTAACTTGTATAAATTTTGCAAGTATGCCTTATAATATATTTCGTATAATGTATTTGGTACGGCTTGAAGCAGCTGTGTACTTATTTCATAATTAAAATTCAAAGTAAAGTTTGTATTATTTACTTTTACATCTTGACCGAAAGGCATATATTCTGTAAGTATGTTTGTAGTAGTACCATTGAAGAACGGCACTTGTTCACTTGTTTCATCATACATATACAATAACATCGGTTTCGGTGTGTAGGTGTTTAAGTCTTTGTCTACAGTAAAGCCTACTTGTAAATCCGTGTTTGTGAACTTTTGCATCTTCATATTTTCAAACGGTTGTTCTATTTTATACTCGCCACCGTCATAGTCAAAAGTTATTGAAACGTCACCATATTCACGGCCAAATAATTCACGAAATTGGTTGTTTAGTATGTTTTCACTTTGTTGGTACTTAAATTCTATAAACTTAAATAGCTTTATTCTTTCTACGTTAATAGACTTTATGTCTGTGTATTTTGTTATGTCTACAATCGCACCTTTACTATACCAGTCATCAAGTGGCTCAACTTGAAAGACATCTTCTGCAATACCATAACAAGTTAAATTAAATTCTTTTAATACCGCAGTAAAGAAGTCAGCTATCTTCATATCTGGCAAGTAAGGTAGAATAGAAATATTTGCACTATATGAATTTGTGTTTGTTTCTATTTCACAGAAGTTCGTGTTTATGACTTGTTGGCCTGTTACAGGATCTTCAAATTGTCCTTGTATTTCATACCGCAAACGATAATCTAAATCCATAGCTTCAGTAGTTTGTACTTCAAACCTATATACACTATTTAAACCGCTTGTATTTGCCGTGTCAAGTATTAAATATGTGTCTGGTTGGCTACCTTGATAATTACTTATTAAAACGTCATTCTCAAATACACGAATAAAATAATCACCGCTAACTGTACTTTGACTAATTACATTAAATCTTATTATGTGCCTACCAATGTCTAAGTCTAATTCTTGTACCGTTATTGTATTGTTCGTCAAGTCTACATAATCAGAACATACAAACGGATTCAAGCCTGTTTGAACATCTTGCGAAATACTTGTAAGGTCTACCGCTTGTGTGCCTGTTAAAAACTGAAAATTGTCTTTGTTTTGGCAATACAAAAAACAATTAGTAAATCTTTTGTCACTTAAAAATACACCTTGTAAGTCTATGCCGTATTTTATTTCTATTGCAATAAATATACTTTGTAAGTCTATTGCTGGAAACAATTCAGTATAAGCTATAGAACTAATACCACCACTTGGACTTATGTCATTTGCACCACCGTCACCATAAGTCAAATACCGTTGTGTTATTAGTGGCCAACGTATTGCATAGTTTGTACTACCGTCCGTTATTCTGTCTTGTATTTCTGCACCACTATAATCGTGCGAATGTATGTTAAGGTATGTTAATTCGTTTAGTTTAGAATCACCAAATTTGTCTTTAAGGCTTGTTATGTCGCCATAGAAAGTAATTTGATAGGAGTAAGCTTGGTTGTCTTTTATTTCGGCTTTTTCAAGGCTTATAGTACCTGTTCTAAAAGTTGTTAGGTCTATTTCTATAAACGCACTTCTTCTTATATTGTGGTCTATTGTGCTATCTACGTCGTTCTGATAAAAGTGTTGAAATATTGCGTCATTATTCGGTGTACTTGGCACACTAAAAGACTGGCTAAAGTCAGTAAATACTTTGCTTATGTCTTGTATGTCTTGTTGTTTACTTGTAACGCTTATTGTTTCGTCATCAAATAAATCAAGTCTTTGTCCTTCTATATATACTTGTACTGTGCGCATTAGATAACCGTGTTAATCATATCGTAAGCAAACTCAAACTCAAGTGTATAGTTTATCATACCGTCGTTTATACCTACTTGTTTTTTAAGTGAACTTGGTTTTACTTTTACCGACGCATAGTCTTGATTATTTTCATAGTCGCATATAGACACATATTCACTTAAAAATAATTGTTGTAAGTATTCACCATAGTTGTCGTTT